AATGCAGTCGTGGACTTCTTTTTTCTGGGATTATAAGTGGTGGTTAAATGTTTGCGGAACGTCTGTGCTTTACAATCCGAACAACTCAAAGAATATAGGCAATACTTCGTTACAATTTTTAAATCCATCAAACATAACTTACAATGATACCTTAATCCGTAAGTTGCAAAAGTTTATATTTTCAAATTTATCGTACAATGAAGTCTTAGAGGGTTCAATTAGCTACAAGTTTGACAATGGCGAATCAAAAGATATTCTACTAAAAGAACTTGAGTTTTTTCATGATTTGACCAATGCAGGACAATTAAACCCACTAAAAGGAATTTCAAGAATTGACGCGCTTTATAAAGTTATTAACAATTCTGAACTCGCTTTGGATGCAAAAGGAATTAACCTATTTTTAGCGGGTAAGTTCATGGTAGCAGGTAAAGCCGACCCGTCCAAAACAGACTTTTCAAACATTCCGATGAGTGAAGATGAAAAGCAAAGTATTGAGCAAAAAGTACTTTCTAATAAGTCAATTCACGCGGTTAAGTCAATGATCGACATTAAGCGATTTGTTGAAAATATGGGTGCTTTAAAGTTAGATGAAAGCTTTGTGGCTGACTTCTTTATGTTCGGATCAATGTTTAATATTCCAAGGGATATTTTAGAAACTTCTTTGCGAGGTTCCACTTATGAAAATCAGGAAAAGGCAATGGCCCGTTTAATTGAATATTGCGAAAAGCCAAAAGCACAAAAATTAACAGATTGGTTTGAAACTCAATTTGATTTTCAGGATATTAGAATGTCATGGAATCATTTGATGTTTATGAAGATTTTTGAGAAAGAGCAAATCAACAATCAAAAGTTAAAAGCTAGTGCATTGTTAGAATTAATGAAAGCAGGAGTTAAATTAGAAGAAATCAATACAATGTTAGAAACTAATTTTTCATCCCTTGATTATGAAGGTTTAAAAAAAATACCTAGTAATAATAATATTTAATTATCTTTGTCCTATGGGAACGAAATTAACACGTCAGGAAATTGAGAAAATACAGCAAAAGCAAGAGGCTTTGAAGATGCAAAAGGCAAAAGAAAGCCAATTGAAAAACGGTAAAGAAATAAAAAAATGATAAATTGCAACGAACTTAATAAAAACTTTGAAACAAAAGAATTGTTATTTGCCGAATTAAAAGCAAATAAGGAATTAATTTTGGCAGAAAAGAAATCGCAAATTCAAAAGTCGTGCGATAAAGGCAATACGTTAATTTCAAAATCAATCACAATTGCTAAAGGTTTGGAACAAATTAAAGATTTTGAGGTAGATGATAATTTTTACTACGTTGCTGTAAATTCTACTAATATTTTAGACAGTCATAAAGATTTGCACCTGAAAGGAATTTGGAATAAAACGGTAAAAGAGCAACAAGGAAAGAATTATTTAGTTGCTGATCATGAATTAAAACTGTTATCTACTATTGCAAATAAAGAAGATATTGAAATGTTTACTCAAATGTTGCCGTTTTCTGCAATCGGAAAAACTTACAAAGGCGAAACTGAAGTTTTGATTTATAAAATCGCAAAAGCAAAGGTTCGACAATCTTACAAAGAATTTTTAGAAGGCAATATTGAAGCATCAGTAAGAATGCAATACGTTAATATAGGTTTGGCAATGAAAAGCACTGCAAAAGGAGATGAAGCCGAATTAAAAGCGTATTTAGACAATATTGATTTGATTGCAAATAAAGAAGATTTTGAAGATGAAATATTGTATTTTTTTACGGTATCAGAAGCAAAAAACGTTCGTGAATCTAGTTTAGTTTTATTTGGAAGCAACGACAGCACAGGAATGATTCAAGCCGCAAAAGCACTTGAAAAAACAATAGAGCCGATTATTATAATTACTCAAAAAACCAAAAGAAGGTATTAATCAAACACACGTAAAAAAATGAAATTTACTTACAAATCGGCAGAAGAAGTCGACAAAATGGAAAGTGCAGAATTTGCATTATACCAAACCGCAATGAAAGTACACGAGCAAGAATTGCAAAAAGTAGCTATTGATTTAGCACTAGAGCCAATCAAAGAATCATTAAAAGATTCTCAAGAAACAATTAAGCAATTGCAAGAAAAGGCGGATGCCGTTATTTTAACAGCGTTTGAAACTTTGTCAAAGGAATTAAAAGACAACAAAGATGCGTTGGTTAAAATTGGTAAAGGCGGTCAAGGATCAGTTGAATTAAAAGCACTTTCAAACAGAGCGTCAATTGACCCGAACCTAAATTATTTGGCATTGAACGAAATTACTCAATTAGGAGTAAAAAGAAGAAGCCTTTATGACGTTTTGCCAAAAGTTCAGGTAGGAATTGGAAACCACAATGGTGTAATTAAATACCGAGATTGGGACGAAGCAACAACAGTAAGAGCCGCAGCAAGTGTTGCAGAAGGCGCAGCATTTCCAGAAAGTACTGCAAAATACAAAGACTACACCGCGACTCTTCAAAAAATTGGCGATACTTTGCCCGTAACAGAGGAGTTCTTTGAAGATGAAGTACAAGCAGCAGGCGAGTTGAGATTATTTTTAGAAACAAACGTAAACACTGTAATTGATAACCAATTAATTAACGGACCTGGAACAGGCGTAACTCTTTTAGGATTGGTTGCAACTGTGCCAGCATTTGTGCCAGCAGCAAGCGGAATCCCAGGAGCAAACATTTACGATTTGGTTAAGAAAGTAAGAACTGCAATTGTTTTTAATAGAGGTTCTAAATATTCTCCAGATATGGTTTTGATGAATGCAAACACTTTAGACCGTTTGCAATTAGACAAAGACTTGAATAATAACTATACTTTTAAAGATGTAGAAAATGTTGGTGCATTGGTTATTATCGAAGATAACAACATGCCTGACAACGTTTTAATAGTTGGAGACAGACGTTATGCAAGAATCTATGAAATGGGCGGGGTTACAATTTCAGAAGGAATGACAGGAAATCAATTTGTAGAAGATGAAATGACGTTAAAAGCTAGAAAAAGAATGCTTTTATTGGTTAAAAATGGCGACCGTTCAGGATTCTTGAAAGTTACCAACATCACGACTGCATTAGCAACATTAGCAACGTAAGAATATGAAAGCAAATCACGTAGAAGTAGTTTTTACAGAAGATTGTGAGATTTTCAAAAAAGGCGATAAACATTGTTTTGTTCGTTCTACTGCATTTTCTTTGGTAGGCGATGAGAAAGTAGCAAAGTTTTCTACTGATCAGGATGCTTTTTTTAAAGCGGAAGCAAAGGAAAAAGCCAAAGCGAAAGCGGATGCAAAAAAGAATGTAACGGCAGAAGTAGAAACAACCGAAACTAAATAAAAAAATATGTACATAATAAACGACAGTTATTTTCAACATCCTTCTCGTGTAATTCCAAATTTGGATGAGGCAGACAGCACAACGTTTTCCAGCCTTGAGTTATTGATTGACGAAAATTGTCGTTTGTTGTTGCGTATGTTCTTAACTAATGCCGAAATAATCGAACTCGAAACCTATTTAGTTGCTGGTATTTTTCCAACTAATACAACTGGAATACCTCAAAAATGGATAGATTTAGTAAACGGCAAAGGCAATTGGAAGGGACTTGTTTACAGTTTGGGAACCGCAAAACAATCATTGTTAGCAGACTATGTTTACTACTTTTTTTTAGTAGATGAAGTTAGTTATATTGCAGGGGTTGGAGATGTTAAAGCATTGCCAAAGGGAGCGACGGGCGTTAATCCTACGCAAAGAATTGTAAGGGTTTGGAATGAATTTGTAAGGGAGTATCAAGGCGCAAATGACTATTTTTATCATTCTTACACAACCGTTTTTGATTTTAATGATGAATTAAGAGACGATTCTTTATTAAAATTTATTTATGATAATCCAATTTACTTAAACAGAAATCCTAAAATATTTGAATTTCAAAATCAGATTGGAATATGATAGTTTCAGAAAACATACTAAAAGAAATATTTTTGCAGTTGCCGCCTTTTAAAGACAGCAACGACAAAGATTTTCCTATACGTTATGAATGGGGCGATCAAGCAGACTTAATTTTATTTTTAAAAACCATTGCAGGAAATAAGTACCCTTTAATTTGGTTAACATCTGGAGACGAAACCGTAAATAGATACAATCATTCCTTAACGAGAGTTTGTCGATTGCTTTTGGTAAAGGAAAGTAAGTTAGTTACAAATAGAAATCCGACCG